GCACAACACAATCTTGGCAATAAACGGCACAACACGAACTGTGCTATTGGTGTGCTTGAGCTGTGCAATGGCACGCAGCTATAGCTTCGCTATTAGAACGGCAACAGTAGCTGTGCTATTAAACGCACAACACAAACACAGCAATAAGCCACACACAGTAACACAGCAATAGCAGTTCAACAGTAGCTGTGCTTTAAGGATCACACAGTAGCTGTGCTTTAACAATCACACAGTAACACAGCAATAGCTGTCCAGCCGCAATAGGCAACGAGCTTTTATATTATAACACCGAGCTTTTAAAAGCAATAGCACATTTTTCATTCAGCCGCTTGCTTTTAAAAGGATCACAAGGTAAAGTTGATTATAGGTTGAAACGGAAGGAACCGAAAAATGGACGCATTTACCGCACTTCGTCTTATTGCTGAGGCCAAGCTCTCGCCGATGACTGAAGCTGATTATGAAGCTTACGCTGGTGCAGGCGACGAAGCTTTGATCGGCGAAGTTGAATATGAAGGCAAAGCTTACGTCATTATTGTTGATGAGTTTGGGGTTGAAATCAGCCGTCTTGCTGAGCTTGGGGCTTTTGAAAACTATCAATTTGTCCTGAGCTCAATTTGAGGGCTTGCTTTTAAAACGGAAACAAGGTAAAGTTGATTATAGGTTGAAACGGAAGGAACCGAAAAATGAAGCTTATAGCAGAACGGGACGGCGAGCAGGTTGAGCTGGGCAATAACTTCAATTTTGAAACCGCTTACAATTTTGTTCTTGAGCGTGACAATGACCCCGAAATTCCTTTCTATGAGGGTTACGATATTTTGTTAATTAATAATAAAGGGGAAAAGTTTATTTTGGAAGCTGATTGCTGGGCTGATGTTGAATAGGGCTTGCTTTTAAAAGGATCACAGGCTAGAATATCTTATAACTTGAAACGGAGAACTGAAAAATGTCGAAGCTCACGAAGACCCAGATTGCTATTGAAGTCCTGAAGGCCAACGCTTCTCGTTCGCTGGTTGACGTTATTCCTCTGATTATGTCCCAGTGCGAACTGAGCGAAAAGAACGCATACGCTTGCTATCGGCTTCGAGTTAAAGCTGATTCTTCTCTGGCGCTGACTGGTGCTAAGTCAGTTAAAGCTCCGATCAAGTCGGTCGCGGTCGCGAAGGCAAAGGTCATTAAGACGAAGGAAGTCAAAGCCGAGTCTCTGTTGCCTGACTCTGAACTTGCTAAGATCAAAGCTGCAAATCTGGCTCGGTTGAAAGCTGTCTCTGCTAAAACTAAGCAATACAATCAGGTTGCTCGTCCTGAAGGACCTGGTGTTGAGAGCTTTGACTCTGACGAAGCTCGTGATGAGGTTGCTGGTCTTATTGAATCCCTTGATTCCTTCAAAGCTCCGAAGTTTCTGAGCAAGGATCAACTGAAGGCACTGGTCTAAGTCTACTACAGCTGGGCTTTAAAGGCAAGCGGATAAAACTGCTTGCTTTTAAAAGCCCAGCACGGTAGAATAAGTTATAAGTTGAAATGGAGATGACTATGACTTCGTTCGAAACATTCTTGGTGGTTGCGCCGTTCCTGACCCTGGTCGGTGGCATGCTTCTGGCGTTCGTTGTGCTGCACCTCGCCGATAATTGCTAGGCTAGAGTTTTGCTGATGCCCCCTCCCCCTGTAGAGGATTTGGGGTGGGGGGACCATAGCCCTCTGGGCGTAGCACACCCACGACACACATCAATCAATGATCACACATCAATCAATGATCACACATCAATCAATGATCACACATCATTCGAACCCCCCCCCTCTATCTCCCCCCCCCGCTTTTATATACGATAACTTGATAATAAAAAAATTTCGCACGGAAAAATATCTCTACTAAAAGTCATTATATGACTTGACTCTAACTCTAATATACAGTATAATTAACACTGAAGGGACAATAAATGAAACACCGTCGCAATAAGCTTGAAGATTCTGCTAATGGACATGTTGTTCTTGTACTTGATAAGACCCGAGTAATTGAGCGACAGTTGTTTCCCACCTATGGTAAGGCAATGTGGGGTGTTCTTGCCCTTGAGCAGCAATACCCTAATATGGAAATTGAATATCGTGATGTACGAAGCTTCAGAGAGGATAACTATGGAGAACACTGAGGATTTGAATTATTCGCCAAGCAAGGAAGAGCGCGAGGCATATTACTTTGGTTATACAGCTGTTGATTATGGATGTATGAAACTAGATCTCTTTCCCAGTAATCCATATGATCTCTGGTTTCCCAGATCACAGTATCTGTTGTGGGAAGCTTGGGAAGTTGGCTTTAATGATGGGTTTGAAGATAAGATGGAAATGCTGAAAATCACAGAGGAGTTTAGAAATGACAACTAAAAAGGTTATGATGATTGATCCACCTTCAGGTTGGAAGTATGGCTTCCCTATGCCAATTGATCTTCAAGAATCAAAGGGTCGTGTTCTCGAATGGCTAGTTGAGCACGGTTATCCTCAGAAGGAAATTGATGCTTGTGGCGACCACTTCTATTGTCGTTATTGGGAACAGGAGATTAAAGAAAATGAGGATGAAACAAATGCAAATTGAAATTGATGACTCGATTCTTGATAATATCATTGTTGAACGGTTCAAGAAAGATTATATCTCTGCACAGGATGATATCCATCGTCTCTTGAGTAAAGGATTCGTTCATGATTATGAGCGCGAAGACCTTTGGATGTTCAAGGAAACAGCAGATGCTCTTGAGGTTCTTCTTCGTTACTACATGTACCGCCCAGAAGCTGATGCTTGGATCAAGGAGAACAGTTAATGGGTGAGGTTCTAAAATTTCCCAGGGCAGTAGAATATATCAATAATATTCCTACTGTTTGTCCAAAGACTGCTGATGAGTATGTCAAGCTTTGTAAAAAGCTCTTGACCGAAGAAGACTATATCGAAGTCTGTCTCTGTATTGTCAATCCAGATCAATATATGGAGGCGGAAGAAGCAATTAAAAAGATAGTTGATTCATACTATTCTTTCTAGTTGCTTTTAAAAGCAGTATATGGTATACTAATATTATGATGGTTGATGATGACCGTCGCTTGAAAAGAGGATCTTTGTTATGGCTCATGAAATTGAAATGGTGAACGGTAAGACTCAAATGGCTTATGCTGGCGCTCTGCCCTGGCATGGGCTTGGTACTAAGGTTCCTGATGATCTCTCTCCTCTGCAAATGCTCGAGGCTGCTGGGCTCAATTGGACCGTGGAAAAGGTTCCTGCCTATGCTGAAATTGCCGGTAAGAACGTTGCTATCGGCCAGTCAGCCCTAGTCCGCTCAATGGACAATAAGATCCTTGATGTGGTATCCGATGACTGGAATCCTGTACAAAACGAGGAAGCGTTTGACTTCTTCAATGAGTTTGTCTCTGCTGGTGATATGGAAATGCATACTGCTGGCTCTCTAAAGGGTGGTCAAATTATCTGGGGTCTTGCTAAGATCAAGGAAAGCTTTGAACTCTTCAAGGGCGATCGAATTGATTCCTATATGCTCTTCTCTAACTTTCATAAGTATGGCTTCAGCACTGACGTTCGGTTCACCCCAATCCGTGTTGTTTGTAATAATACACTAACTCTCTCACTCAACTCGAAGGTTGAACGTATGGCCAAGATCAGCCATCGTAAGGTCTTTGATCCTTCTAATGTTAAGGACATGCTCGGCATTGCAACCCATAAGCTTGCTAAGTACAAGGATATGGCTGCGTTTCTTGGCTCTAAAAAGGCTAAGGGTGAAGATATTGTTGATTACTTCTGTCGTATTTTCCCAGTCACTGGTTCCAATGATAAGAAGAAAAAGGAAGTGTCAAAGTCAGCACAAATTGCTCTTGATATCCTTCATACCCAGCCTGGTTCTGAATATGCTGAAGGTACTTGGTGGCAGCCATTCAATGCTGTTACCTATCTGACTGATCACCTTGCTGGTCGTTCGGCTGATACTCGCCTTACCTCGGCTTGGTACGGATATAATAAGGGTGTCAAGACTAAGGCTCTTGAACTCGCAATCGAAATGGCAGAAGCTGTCTAGGAGAAATAATATGGCTCGTCGCGCATCAATAATTGCTAAAAAGCCCAAGGTGAATCGTATCTCACGGAGCGAAACATACCTGGTCAATCGTAAGTATATGGGCGACGAGCTTGAATTTCTCGGAGCTATGACTGAAGGTGAAGTTGCAGCTGCATGCAATTGGTATAATTGTATGTGTGATAAGGCTGATGCAAAGGAATATACAGAAACCTGGCTCAAGAACCAAAATCGTTTGGTGGAATTGAAACGCTTCAAATCTGTTCCGGATGAATGGGTCAATCTTACCTGTGCATGGATTGCTCGTTTGATCTCTAAAGGTTATGATGTTCCTGCCCATACAAAAGTTTTTCTTGAAGAAAAGTTTGCATATATTCTTACTAAGGCTAAGGTGCAATCTGAATCTACCCTGCCTAAATCCTCGGTACAAGATCGTATGCGCGAAAGGCAACATGATATCATTGGCGATATTGAGGAACTGATCGATAAGAACGAAAAGTTTTCTCTCTATGAATGGCTCAAAGCCAAAGAAATTCCTGCTGCCTATTGCTCTGCTATTGTTGCTCATTACTCTCCTGTTCTTGGTGAATTGTTAGAAACATTAGAAGGTACAGATCCTCAGCTAAAAGAAGCTTACAGTCATATGACCAAGAAGCAGCTTCGTGATCGTATCGAATTCTATAATAAGCTGATCGAAGATGCTGAACGCTACGGTAATGTTACTAAGAAAACACGTGCACCTCGAAAGCCTCGTGCTGTCTCTGTTGAAAAGAAACTGAAGAACTTTAAGTACCAAAAGGAAGACAATACATTCAAGATTGCCTCTGTAAATCCAGAGAAAATTATTGGTTGTCAAGAACTTTGGACTTTCAATACAAAGAACAAGGTACTAACAGTTTTCCGTGCAATTGATCGTGGCGGGCTTCAGGTAAAGGGTACTAGCATTATCAATTATGATGAGGCTACCTCTGTTACTAAACGTACTGGGCGTAAGCCAGAAGAATACGTCAAAAAGGTTCAGGAAGCTGGTAAGGTTACTCTACGCAAATTGATGGATGATCTTAAAGGCGATACTCCCCTTGCACATCGTATCAATGAAAATACTATTTTGCTTAAAGTAACTTGACTTTCAAAAATAACTAAGGTATACTAAATATATTGCTTGGTTGTTGAGGCGTAAGGAATAGACAGTTTGGACGGGAGTGCAAATCTCCCCACCTCCACCATAAGCACTAACGCATTAGCTGCACCAGAAATGCCGTATGCAGGGGAATGTAAGTCGAGTAGTGCTTATGATGGGGGTGTATAGGTTCGACAGGCTGTGATAAAGTTGCGAAGAGACTAAGTAAACTCGTAAATGCAAACGATAACAATGCATATGAAATGGCTCTAGCAGCCTAATCGGAGTTCGGAGAGCACTTGGCAACAGAAGCTCTCCACCTTTTATTTGGATAGAGCTATGGATTAAGTTTACTTTTATATAAATACCTATAACCAGATGTAGCCGAGGAGAGCTTCTACCTCTCTAATCGTAACTGGAGCTGCAAATGGGGGTTCGAATCCCTCCATCTGGACCATTCATTGGAGGTATTTAAATGTTAAGAATATGTAAACACTGTAATATGAGTTTTGATATATCTGATAAGCCAAAAGGATGGATGGCCAACCACTCTAGATGGTGTGATCGAAATGTTAAAAAGCATGAATACAAAAATGGTAGTATGCTAGCAGTTGCATCAATGAACGCTAAAAGAAAAGAAACAGGCGTCACAAATCAATACACTAAAGCAAAAATTGAAGGAACACCAATTCCAAAAAGTCATATGAAAGGGCGTGTTGGTCATTTTCTTGGAAAAACACATTCAGATGAAACAAAGTTAAAACAAAAAAACAAAGCACTTGCTTCTCCTCATAGACGGTTGAGAAGAAAAATGATTGAATATAATGGAATTATGCTAGATTCAACATGGGAACTAGAGTTAGCAAAAAGACTAGACTCATTAGGTATCAGTTGGATAAGACCAGAGCCAATTAAATGGATTGATGACAAAAATATTGAGCACAATTACTTTGCTGATTTTTACTTAAAAGATTACAATATATATCTTGATCCAAAAAATCCTTACTCTATAAAATCACAAAAAGAAAAGTTAAAATGTCTATTGACTCAATATAAAAATATTATTATAATTGAGACATTAGAAGATTGTAAAAATTTTTCTTTATAACAGGAATCGCCATTTCACAGGATACATTATGATCAACTTGGCTTCTAATAATTCTATCTTCATTGAAGAAATTGAAAAACTATGCATTTCAAAAAATATAGAATACATTGATGCAGTTGTTATATGGTGTGAACGAAATAATCTAGAAGTAGAAACTGCTGCTGCTTGGATTAAAAAAGATCCAGCTATGAAGTCGAAAATTCAAGCAGAAGCAGAAAACTTGAATGTACTTAAACGTGGGGCGAGGCTTCCTCTTTAGATAGGTGAAAAGTAATGGGAAAGCGTGTTACGGCATATGTAGAGACAGAAGTTGATGTTCATCTTAGCGATTTTGAAGAAGATGATATCATTGATTATCTTGAAAGTCAGGGTTATACTGTTATGGAGGGTAAAAATAATTCTACCTTTGATAACTTTGCTGATCTAGACAAAAAGATCTGGCAGCTGTATCTAACATATAAGTCTGACAATGGTGCTGGACCTCAAATGGATAAAGAACTTGGTATTTTCTTCGCTGAATATTACAACAAAGTTAATGTATGATGTCAGCCTTTGAATGTTATCAAGAGTATCTTGCTCTTAAGAATCATTTTAGCAAACCAACATATGATTATTTCAAATATAATGGTAAGATGAAAGTAAATCCATCTTCCTTTGATAAACGTAAAGATAAGATATTTTTTCAAAAACTTGCCAAACATCCGGATGTGCATAGTTTCTTGATAGCCAATTTATCTGAAAATGAGAAATCATGGATAAGAGATTTGGCTTATAGCGAGGAAGCTGAGAAAACATATAAGGATTGGATGAAACGCCAACAGTCTTTGACTTATGTTTTTAAGCAAGAACTCAGTAATCTCAATACAAAATTTAATGATAATTTCATATGTGAAAACAACGAACATCCTAATTTATTGAAATTGTATCTTGGTAAACAAATTAGCCTTGATACCTTGTGTTTGCTTTTAGAATTGACTGGTGCAAAGAAACATTGGGATTCTAAGATGCAATATGATTTGATTTGGGACACGCTCCGAATCAAAGTTGAGAAATACTCTCCATTCATTACTTATGATAAGGATAAAATAAAAAATATTATCCTTGATTATTTCGATGAATAAGGGTATACTAAATAATGTTGAAGCTAACTGCTTCTATACATCGTAATATATTGTCATACAAAACATACGGAGAATACAATGGTAGATTTTTCTAAGCTCAAGTCAATGTCTGGTAAGAAGTCTCTCGAAGCTCTTACTGCTGAACTTTCCAAGGTTAATGGAACTTCAGAATCTAAGGGATCAGATGATCGTTTCTGGACCGCATCAGTCGATAAGGCTGGCAATGGATATGCAGTTATCCGATTTCTTCCCTCACCTCCCGATGAAGATGTTCCCTTTGTTCGTGTTTTCGATCATGGGTTTCAGGGTCCAGGTGGATGGTACATTGAGAATTCTTTGACCACTATTGGTAAGCAAGATCCAGTTTCTGAGTATAATTCTAAGCTTTGGAATTCTGGTATCGAAGCAAACAAGGAAATTGCTCGTAAGCAGAAGCGTCGTCTACACTTTGTTTCTAACATCTATGTTGTCAATGATCCTGCTAATCCTACCAATGAAGGTAAGGTTTTTCTTTACAAGTATGGTAAGAAGATCTTTGATAAGCTCAATGATGCTATGAACCCCCAGTTTCCTGGCGATGAGCCTGTCAATCCTTTTGATCTTTGGGCTGGTGCCAATTTCAAGCTGAAGATTCGTAATGTCGAAGGTTATCGTAATTACGATAAGTCAGAATTTGATAAGATTGGTGCTCTTCTTAATGATGATGAAGAGCTTGAGGGGATTTGGAAGAGTGAACATTCTCTCCAAGAATTTCTTGCTCCTAAGAACTTCAAGAGCTATGAGGAACTCCAGGCACGTCTTATGAAGGTTCTTGATGAGAATACTCCAGCGGTTAAGGTTGCTCGTGCTGAGGAAGAGGATATTCCGTGGGCACGTACTGAATCAGCTCCAAAGTTTAAAGCTGCTGAAGCACCAAAGCATACTACAGTTGATGACGATGACGATGAGTCATTGGAGTTTTTCAAGAAGCTTGCTGGTTAAGCAGCCATAAATGGATCAGCATGGGGCGCACCCATTACGTGTTGCCCCATGCCTGGAAACGCAAGAGCTAATTGTTGAGCCCAAGATTTTGTGGCAGATTTATCATTATTATGATGGGTTGTATTCATATTAGAATTATTATGAGTAACATTACCATTACCATTACCACCACCAGCAGCAGGCGCAGGAGCTTGTTGCTGGTTTTCTTTTTGTAGAGCAGCCTGATCTATTGCAGCTGTTTTGATTTTAGCTCGTTCTAAATTAGGACCAGATGGCTGCATAGATCCTGTTGGTCTGTTTTCATCACCTTGTAAGTTACCCAATATATTTCCAAGAGCTGGTAATAACATTCCAGCAATTCCACCAATAGCTGCTCCCTTTGGACCAAACATACCACCAATCGAAGCATATGGATTCATCATAGGGTTCTGTTGACCCATACCCATTTGACTTTGACCCATCATAGGGTTCTGTTGACCCATACCCATTTGACTTTGACCCATCATAGGGTTCTG